CCGCCGCCTCCGCCGCCATCGCCGCCGCCACCGCCGCCATCACCACCGCCACCGGGAGGACCATAACCACCAGTGTAATTGGAACTGCTTTCTGCGCTTCCCGGAGAAGGAGAATAGCCCCCTCCGCTATCATTGCTGCTACTGTTATCATTACTGCTATTATCCGGAGCAGATACAGGTTCTGGAGCGGGTTCTGGAGCGGGTTCTGGAGCAGGTGCGGAAGCCAATGCTGTGTTTTGATCCGACATAGCTGGCGTTTCAACAACAGGAGGATTTGGTATAGCAGTTGTGGTTGGATTGTTATCAAATATCCCGCCCTGTCCTGTGGCTGAAGGAAGAACCCCAGAAGACGCAGGTTCTGGGGCCGGAACGGGTTCTGGAATGACGCCTTGAATGTTTCCTTGACCGTTCCCAACCGTAGTAGGATCGGCAGCGTTAACAACACCGGGAGGCGTATTAATTGAATAATCCTGTTGTGAAGCGGAAGGAAGGACGCCAGAAGATGTTGGTGTTGAACCAAAAATTCCGCCAACACCAGTTGCGGATGTTTGTGAGCCACCACCAAAAATGCCACCGGGGCCAGTCGCGGAGTCGCTTGTGTCTGGTTGTTGAATTGGCAGATAACTAAGGTCTGTTTGAACTGGAACGGGTGTAGCAGTGTAATTCTGATCACCTTGAGTGGGTGGAAGTGGAGCGGATGGAATAATAGGCGCAGACGGCGCTTGTGCGTTTGCGGCAGCCGCCGCAGCAGCATTTGCTTTATCCACCCACATTTTTGAAAAATCAGCGGCGCTGATATTGGGATCCGTGCCTTTGGGAACATTGTTCGCAATACTTGCTTGCGCCTTATCAGGATCAACGCCAGCACTAATAAGCGCCTGAACGGCGCTTGTCCCATCGGGTGCAGTAAGCAAGGCTTTTGCCCCCGTCGCGCCCTGCTGCCAACCAAGGTAAGCTTGGCCAGCAGATGGGTTTTGAATCCCCGCATTTTGTAGTGAGTTTATAATAGGTCCATAACCAGTTCCAGCCGCAATCGTAGATAAAGTAGGATCAGTTCGATCCACAAGGCCAAGGCCAGTCGCCGTTGTAGGCATGAACCCATACAGCCCAACAGAATTGCCGTTGGAGGCATTAGGATTGTTGGAGCTTTCTAATTGCGAAGTAGCCGCCAATAATCCAGCCGGAAGAGTACCTTCCAATTCTTGTTGGCGTTGCAAGGCAGATAAACTTGTGCTGTTGGCGGGAATGCCACTGTAACCGCCAGAATCAATTGTCGTAGTTGGCGCTACTTTGGTGGTTGCAAGATCAGCGCCGCCAGCCAATGGGTCAGTAATATTGGACGTATTTGCAGAAGTATCAGTTTGATTTGTTTGCTGAACTGGAGCAACAGTTGGCGATAATTGAGTTGCGGGAACCGATCCTGCGCTTAAAATACCCGGAGTTGCACTTGCGACAAAGTAATCAATTTGTGGCGCACCGTTAATCGTTGAAATGCGGGCGCTTACATTGTTTAGGTCTCCGTTCGCAAACTTATCCGCATATTCTTGCGCCGTTAATCCGCTGGTCGTGTTCGGATAAGGCGTTCCATCCGCCCTAAGGAATGGATTTCCATTGCTGTCCACAGCAACGCGGTTGCTTGAATTTAAAACAGCATTCATCGTTCCCGAACTGTTGCCCTTTAATAAAGCATTTACAGCACCAGCAATACCAGTTTGAGCGCCCGTTGCTGGGTCAACACCACCAATAAGGCCGGACAGAACACCCTTTTGCTGATTAATGCCGTATCCACCCCCGCCGCCAACAGTGTTGTCGCCACCCGTGCCAAATCCGGGAGTATCCCCAGCACGGGGATTGTCTCCATTATCATCAGTTGGGCCGCCGGAAGCGCCGGGACCAGCAAGTGACCCGCGCCCCGTAACAACCCCGTTGCCATTATAAATTGGGCTTACAGTACCGCCGCCATCGCCGCCGCCATTAGGAGTTGTTGCCCCACCACCGCCGCCAACTTTGGTGGTATTATCTACGGCACCCGTTGTTGGGGTTGTAATGGGTGCTGGAGCTGTTGGTGTGGTTGGCGTTGTAGTTGTAGCGCCCCCTTTCCAAGGAGGTGTAGCGCCTTGGAAAGAGCGTAAATAATTTTGGTAAGCCGCGTTTATTTGAGATTTTGTGGCGGTGCCAGATTTAGCCAAATTTACATAATCATTATACGCTTGCGTGACGGGGCTTTCAGAAACCGCCCCTGCATTAGCATATTTTGCACGACCGCCCTCTGCATGCCCAACGCGGCCACCATCTTTTAAACCAAACGCGCTGAATATGCTTCCACCAATGTTACCCAATGCTCCTAAACCAGCGTTTGCGTAAGATAATGCATTACCGGACTGCATTGATGGATTTGCAAGCGCACCAATCGTAGACAACCCACCAAGAGCGCCCGCAGCAGGGCTGACAGTTGGGCTATATCCAGTCGTAGTACCACCCATTGCTGGCGCAGCGCCGGATGCCAATTGCGAATACCAACTGAGTTGCTGGTAAGGATACATCTGTTGGTTAAGATATTGTTGATAGGCGGTAGAAAGATTTGCCTGTTGCTGCTGTTGTTCTGCGGTACCAAAGCCATATTGAGCCTGAGCTTGTTGCAATGCAGCTTGCTGGCCTTGGGTGCCGTAGTTAGCAAGATTAATTCCAGACTGGTTCATAAGCTGTTGGCTCTGCAATTGAGCATTAGCCTGTGCTTGCTGTTGAGTATTAAACTCACCTTGGGCCTGATTGAACCCAGTATTGAGAAGGTTAGAAATTGTCGCGTTATTAGCCAAATTCTGCTGACGTGCCAATTCTGCTTGAGCGATACCAGCGCGATCACCGCCATAAGCACCTTGGCCAATTGCACTGCCCAACGCTTGTTGCTGCTGTTGGGCATTTGTTTGGTTAATATTTGCGACAGCAGAACTCACCACATTATTAAGAAATGGGTTCATATATTGATTCATGTTCTGCTGGTTATACTGCTGAAGCTGAATTGGCGTAGCAGCAGCGGCGGAAAGTCCAGTTGCCGCCCCAAAATATGGGTCCGTATAACCCTGCAAATCTGAAATTGATTGACCAGCGCCATATTGATTTGGCGTCATAGGTGCAACTAAGCCCGGAACATAGTTCATATATTGGGCGGAAGTGTCTGGAGTGTATTGTGGGTATGGCTGTTGGGACTGCGTTGCAGCCGAATTTAATATATTAGTAACAGCAGTCTTTACCGCTTCTGGAGGCTGATAAGTCGTCGATTGAGACTGACCAAATAATGCACCACACAACGAACCCATCGTATTATCCTTTAATGCGCGTGATTATCGTGGGCTTCACCACCATAATTATAAATGAAAAAGGCACCCGCTTTACGCATTTGCCGTTCCAGCAACTTAATCTTTGCTTCTGTTCTAACGTTGGAAACGATTCCCATTAGAAGTGGAATACCAACCATGTCAGAATAGTTTTTAGCGAAAGAAATTAATGATTTCGCCCGTGTTGAACGCCTATGTTGCGGCGCAACAAAGTTAAAAACATCGTTTAAACACCATGTTTTAGCGTACCAAAGTTTGTCGATAACCAAGCAAACGGCGGCCTCAATTTCGTTTTCACCGTCAATAACGCCAATAATGCCGTTTTCGCGGTTTAAAACTTTTTTAACCATATCACGAACGGCTTCATAGTCCATTTCAAACAGACCATTCTCCTCATGCATGAGCATAAGGAGTTTCAAAATCGCCTCTTCGTCTTCTGGGGCAGCTAACCGGACATTATAATCCATTAATAATCCTTAATCTCTGCGCGGGCCGGGAAGTTTGGATAGCGTTTTCACCAAGTGATGCCGAACGCCTTTAACNAAATTATCAAGATAATCATGGCCTTTGTTCATATCGCCACCGCCAAGCCGTTTAACGACATCGGGGTGAACAACATATTCCCCGCCAGCAGCGACAATTGGAACCGGGCGGTAATGACCAGACATAATAGGGCCGCCGCTTGCGGCCTGTTTTTGAGGTAATCCACCCATTTGGGGTGTTGAACTCATTGTACTCATCCCAAAAGGCGATGTGGCGGATGCGGATCCGGGAACCATAGGGTTTGGATATTTAGGGGCGGACATTTGCGCGGGTTTGCTTGTTACGCCAAAAGGGCCTGATTTAAACATTGTATCAATCATTTTGGATCCGGCCAAAGTATTACCTTCGCCTAAGCCTGATACGATATCAGCGGGGAGAACATACGATCCCTCCAGCACATTCATAGGAATGTGATCGGTTCTTCCACCCACCGCCATCGTGATAAGACCGACGTGGCAAGGTCTTGATTTCTCACGGGAAATCCTGTCTGCGTGGGAAATATGATCTTGTCCGGCCATGTTAGTCTCCTTAATCCCAAATATTTACACTAAAATTTAAAATTTCGATAGTCCTGTTAGGTATATGTCAAGGAAACAATTGACCCTGTTCCCGTCACAATTGTAAGCCCCGTCGCAAATGGTATCTGTATTTGGTATATACCAATCCCCAAAGAAGACGGGATAGCGTAAATCCTATTGCCCGTCAGTGAACCGGAATTATTGGTATCGTAAATGTAGCCAGTCGTAGAACCTGCGGCTATGACGGAAATTGTCGCCAACCAACCAGATGAAGATTTTATCACCTGAGTGGTAGCGGCTGCTATTTCTTTGGTATTTTTTGAACCATAATACCCCGTCCGCAAACCGTCATAGTTTGCGATTGAGTTAAGGGCTACAACACCATTCTTTTGGGCGGATAACAGGTCGTCTAAGGATGCGATGGAAACCTCCTACTCAATATTTTCCGTCTGCACTTGCGCGGTAGCGTATGCCGCCAAGCCGCCAGAATGTGCCTACGTCATTAGATGATACATTAANTGCTATNAAACGCGCCCGAATACGGGTGGAAATATATTCAGTTTGTTGCGTCATAGGATACGGCCCGTAAACAATTGGGGTATCCCCCGGATAATTAGTCCCATAAAATGTCATTTGAACGGTTGCATTTGGGTTACCGCTATACGTTCCCCATTTCATGTCTGGCCAAACTTGGTCAACAAACATGATGTTGTCCGCATCAGCTATTTCAAAATAACCCGTTTGGAATGAAGAGTTCATCGCGACCGCCCGAGTGCCGGATGCAGCATCGTTTCCTATTTCATGCTGGTATAAATAATTATCAGTCCCAGCACCAATGGGAGGCCCAAGCACAGATTGATCAATCCAAGCAGTACGGCCAAGAGAACCGTAGTCCCATTGGTTGATTGACATGTTAAATTTGACATAAGAATCATTTTCCCCGTTCGTGCTATTAACGGATGGGTAATACCAAGTTATTTCATTAAATTGGCTATTAACCGCGCAACGAATATGTTGGGTGTACGGTACGCCATTAGCATCGCTTCCCGTATTAAGGTTTTGAAAAAGAACGTCCCAAACAGGGCAAGGCATTGGTTGGGGACCTTGGCCAGCATTCATAAAGAACTGCTTTTGAGACATCCAATAGATAGTGTTGTTTAATTGACCAACACATTTGCGGGAAATAGCGCCGCAATTTGCACCGATCTTGTTAAACCCATAAACCAGAGGCGCACCAATATACTGCATGGACCATAAGTCCAAATCAGTCCAAATTAGACCTTGTTGTGCCGCCTGAACGCAAGTTACAATTTTGGAACCCGTAGGTATGCGGAAAGAACCTGCTTGGTTTTGAGCGGTTCCTATCCACGTCGTAAAATCGGAAACATCAGACCAGCGAATCAAAAGAGGGTCTTGTTGAAGCGTAAATGAACTACCCCACGCAACAACTTGACGCTGTGGCATAGCGATAAATATTCCATCATTGACCAGCGGAACTTGCGAACCAAGCAATTGCGCGTTCAAAAACGAACCATTAGGCTGCCAATAATAAATAGCGCCGCCAGCAGGGCAAGCAACCAAATCCTGACCGAAATTGTCCAAAGACCAATCTTCAGCCGTAATTGGCGACCCCGGTAAAGAAGAAGAGAACGAAACGCCTATACCAAATCCACCGAATCCATAACTTCCCGTACCTGTTATTGATGTAGATGATACGGTTTGGCTGATGCTTACCGTATAAGTTCCAGCGCCGCCTCTGCCCGTTCCGTAAGCGGTGACAACCGTGTTAGACGCAATACCTGATCCCGTAATTGTCATTCCAACAGATAATGGAACACCTGAGGCAAATGATGCGACCGTTAAAAGTGTTCCAGAAATAGAGCCATTTACAAAAGACTGGCTAACAACACCAAACCCAGAACCTTGGATTTGAGGGTTTCCCGTAACATAATAATTAATGTTTACGTTTCCCGCATTAATTGAAACGGGGCCAGTTGTAGATGTTGCTGTGGTTCCAGAATTAAACGTGAAGTTATTTGCATCAGTAACGGATAAAACCGTATAAAGTCCAAATAAATTTATTCCACCTACGCTGGTTGAAACGCCAATATAAAACGATGTTCCAATGCTATATCCATGATTAGGAAAATTGCATGAGACAACTTGAGATCCAGATCCGGATGTAAACGCATAAACAGACCCGCCATTTGATACGCTGGATGTAGCGGCAGAACCTGCTGTTATCGTATATGATGAACTGGATACAAAAGTTGTATTATATGGACCTGTTAAGACAATTCCCCCGACAGACACAGGGGTAACAAATTCCACATAATCTAAATTAGACGTAGTGATGTTAGAGTCACTAACGGTTACTGTGGAAGAACCTGCGGAAGTTGTATAATTTGGCGCTGGATTATCCGTGTAAATATACGGCGTAATATTGGATAAGCTGCCATTGGTTAAAACAGCCAATTCGTTTGTCGCGCCAATTGCAAGATGGTTTACCGCATCTAAATCCGCAAACCCTTTTAAGGCCCTTACGGTAGATTGAATTGGGGAGTTATAATATGCAACCCAACCGCCCAGTTTTTGGGGCAAGCCAAAATTATTGCGGTCTGGAAGAAACCGAATCAAATTGGTCTGTGATAACGCCGCTTCATTTAGAACTGGCGTTACAATTAAATCCGTTCCCGGAATCAGTTTGAGCGTACTACGTGCCATAGGTTACCCCCTTGGCGGTGTAGCAATAGGTGAAGGCGATTGCGATCCCCAGGCTGAGGATTGAAATTTTTTCCTATACTCCTCTACCATCGCACCTTTAAGGAGCGTCTGATACTGCTGCTCCCAATTCACAGGCATTTGTTGGTCAGCGCCCGTTGATGAAAAATTGCGTTGATAACCGCCAATGTAAATCATAGATGCCGCAATTAACATATCCGGCAAATAAGTTGAGATAAAATTGGCATTGTTTCCGTTGGCCGCATAACCAATGGATGTTGGGTTTCCATAAAGGCCGCCCAACGTAATTTGGATAACGGTTGAGTTAACTACTGAAATTGCATACGAACCATTGTACGATAAAGGGCTGAAGTTGCCCAAATAAACGGTATTTCCTGTCGTTAACCCATGAGCGGAAGAAAACGTAATCGTTGCTTGTGTATTGATTGTGTTTACAGAAGCAATGCTTGGCAGTCCACCCAACGGGTTGGAATGCACTGTTCCCGTTAAAGTTAATGAATAAGATGCGTTAGGATACGGCCCAAGGAGAATGTACTGGCTTGTATTTCCAGTCGTGGCCGAATCACCGCCATATACAGCAAAGACACTTGGAACTCCCGAACTGGCAACACTATTATATACAGATTGGATATATTCCTTCGCCACAGGGGTCAATGGATAGTTTACGCCATTGTTATTTACCTGAATCGTCTGCAACGTAATGAACGCTGCCGTAGGTATAGTGACCAGATTGTTGCCGGAGGTGGTGGTGTACGATGTTGAGTCGTACACCTGTGTTGACAGGAAATCTATGTCTCGTTGCATACGCAATTGGGCATAATTAATCGCCTGAGGTAAAATGATCAAAAAGTTAGGATCAGTCGTGGGGACAACTGCCAGAGTAGAAATCTGAGACAAATAATCCGTATAGTTCACGACTGCCTACTTTCATTACTGAGCGGGCGTATCCACAGGAGCGGGAGCAGATGATGCGGTTTCAGCCGCATTAATCTGAGGCTGTGCTTGGGTTTTAATATTTTCGTACACCGCAATGCCCGCCTCAAGAGGTAGCTTTCCAAGACCAGCAAGTACGACATTAATTTCAGAAACCGTTAAGCTAAGGTTCAATTTCAAATTTTCCATTTTTATCTCCTATATAATTGTCCAAGTAGACGGTGAATTAACAACTATTGTAACTCCAGCATCAATCGTAATAGGCCCCGCCGTCATGGCGTTTTGATTTGATGGTATTGTATAATTAGCGGTAACTTCTTGATTGTTCAAATAAAATATTCCGTTTGCCGCCCCGGCGGTAGATGTTAGCCCGTCGTTGGCGTAAAATATATTTGTTCCATCAGAATATACGGTTACGTTAAAACCTTGATTGATTATAACAGCGTTTCCGCCGCCAGCCGATGCTGCTGTAATATAATACGCGCCAATGGTCTGATTGGAAACAATCCAAAATCCGCCCTCTGATGGGAATGTTATTGTAATGTTGGTAGAAATAGTACCCGTAAGCAAAATACGCATATTTTGGCATTGGGTAGATGTAAGGGTAACATTTGTATTCGTCAAAGCAACTGAGGCGGTGGAGCCTAAGGCCGCATCCAAAATATCAGCATTCGCGTTTAGTGGGATATCCCACGTTGGCGATGTCTGATTATATGTTGGNTTGTTTAACTGCTTNTTACTGGTGGTAGCCATTATTTATCCACCTTCTGTTCAAGTCTATCAAATATCTTTGTCAGCATGGCCTCAATCCGGTTTAAGTGGGACATAAGATCGTCTTTGCTGACATATTTTGTAGGCAGATCAACCCGTATGTCATTTATCATTTGGCGGTCACGGTTTTGCTCATTGACGATTTGAGTATAGAAATACCCTACCGCAGCAAACCCCGCCGTAATGATGATGTTAACGATTTGCTGCCAGTCTAAGGTCATGGGTGCGCGGCCTTATACTGGTCAAATTCTGCTTTAAGTTCTTGAATTGCTTTTGTAAGAATGGCAATCATGTTGCCTTCCGCAATACCAAGAAATTTCTCTTTGGTTTTATCAAGAAGCGTAACTTCGCTTTCTTTAATTATGCTGTTGACATAAACCTGACCGGACAATGCAGTTTGCACTTCTTGGGCCAAAAACCCAACCGTTGTGTTTTGTGTATCAAAATCGTGAACCGGATGCTGTTTCCAATTAAATGAAACCGGATTTAATTTGCTTACAAGGTCTAACGCGCCAGTAAGCGGCGTGACATTAGTTTTGTAATTGGCATCAGACGTTGCAATGGTTGACGATGTAGCAAATATTTGGCTATTTACTTGAAGTTTGTATGAACCGTTTGATGACGTATACCCCACCAGCAGATTGCCGGAGGTGTCAATACGCATACGTTCATATGAACTTAAACTATATGTGGTACCACGAGTTTGAGCAGTAGCGCTGTTTGTGTAAAACGCTATATAACCATTGTTGGCAAGTCTTATTGCATTGTTTGCAACCGTACCTGTGTATGCCGATAAAACAGTTTGCGAAGAAGTGCTGCCATAAAGACTGGATGCTAAGAGTAAATCACCAGAACTATATTCATTCCAAATTGTTGAAAAATTGCTTGTTGTGGGGCCAAATGCGATTCCATTTCCATTTGTAGATGGCAAAACAAGGGTATTAGATAAATTAGATGATACCCCAATACCTACGTTGCCGGAAGTATCTAATGATATGCGGGGGGTAGCATTTGTAATAATATTAAAAGGATGATTTGATGTTGTGCCTGCCTGCCCAGAAGTGCCACTTGAATCACCCAATATAGATGAAACGCCGCCAGTAGACGTGTAACGTATAAAGTTCCCGTTAGAGCCGGAAACATCCAGTTTAACGCCCGGCGAAGTCGTCCCAATACCCACATTCTGGCTGGCATCTATATACAGCGCATTAGTACCCGCCGTAGATACGCCCCATGTTGTGGCGGATGGGTAATAGACACCCGTGGTAGGTGTGGTGGTGTTCGTGTCAGCGGGAGCAGATGCTGAACCAAGGACGTTTTGTATTCCCGCACTTCCTGATAGTGTGATGGCCATATTATGCTCCTACCTTGGCTTGAAGGGCGGTGATTTCAGCGGCTTGGGCGTCTACTTTGGCGGAAAGTTCTTGAATTGCTTTTACAAGCACAGGAATTAATGCGCTTGGGCCAACTGACTTATATGGGTTAGAAGGATCATTACTTTCTCCCCATACATCCGTTGCTTCAGGAAATACTTGTTCTATTTCTTGTGCAATAAATCCAAGTTGGTTTTTCTTACCGTTACCTTGTCCTTCTTTCCAATCAAAACGACGTGGTTTTAAAGCGGTGATAATGTTTAAACCATCTGTAGCATCTACAATGTTTTCTTTAAGCCGTTGATCTGAAGCTGATTGAACAGTTGTATTTTGAGCAAAAAGAGTACCATCACCACGTACCCTAAACGCGTAAGCGCCCCCGCCTGAATAATAACAAGCAAGAATACTGTATGCGGTAGAAGCACCTTGCCCTGTGATCATCTGCACAAGTTCGCCAGTATATCCAGTAGTTCCGTTATTAATAAAACGCGAAGCACCACCCGCACCAGATATATTAACGTCTACTTCTAATTTTCCGTAAGATGACGTCGTCGTCCCCACCAGCAGATTGCCGGAGGAGTCGATGGTGGCACGGATAGTATTATTAGTGCCAAATTGAATAGGATAAGCGCCGCCATTTGATAAAATTGTAGCGTAAGCAGACGAACCGCTGACAAGATTGCCGCCAGAACTATTTTCTGTTCCAACCACAGATGTAGTATTGCTTACAAATGCCAAATATGGTGAGTTTGTACCAGTCGTTACACCAACAACAACTTTCATATCAGTTGAGGAATTTGGTTGGACAAAATTAACTCTTGCGCCACCAATCTGGGAAGTCGTCCCCACCAGCAGATTGCCGGAGGAGTCGATGCGCATACGTTCTGCCAAAGTGCCACTACCAATGGTGGCAAACTTCATTACACTGCCTTCAGACCCAACTGTTCCACTTACGCATACTGTCTGGATATAGGCTTGCTTAATAGGAGTTGAGTTGTTGTAGGCAAAGAAGTTAAGTGCGCCGCCGCTTACCCCATCAGGTGCGGATTGATAAAGAATACCGGTTCCATCTAAATTTGAAAATGTTCCAACAGTCAATTTATTGTAAGAACTAGGAGAAGTCGTCCCAATACCTACATTCTGGGACGTATCAATCGTCATTGCGGTCGTACCCGCAGACTGAATCGTCAATGCAGTAGCCGCCGCACTTGTGATTGTATTGGTTGTTGCAGCCGCGCCAAAGGTTACGCCGCCCGTGGAACCAAGCGTCATGTTAACCGTACCAGAAGATGGTTCTTGGATAACTGTTGTTTTAAGAGTTGCGGCCATGAATTAGGTTCCTGATGTGGATGCAAGCAAATAATACGTCGTGCCACCAATGTTTATGGCAATTTTATTAGTTACCGTATTGGTTGACGATGAAGATACTGCTGTGGATGCTAAAACTGTGCCTGTAGCCGCTGGCAGGGTTAGCGTATTCGTACCCGCCACAGCCGCAGGCGACAGGGTGATTTGCCCAGACGAAGAACCATTTAAAGTGACGTTACCCATTATGCTGCCTCCGCCAGATGTTGGCCGTGATTAGCAAACTGCCCATGCAATTCCATACGTACATTATATGCTACTTCTTTTGCTTCTTCCAGTGTTTTGCATTCTTGAACAAACCTTTTTCCTTTATTGCTAATGCCTACAACCCAAACATTACGGTTTTTGCGAAAATAAATGTTTTTATTTCCACATTTATTATTGGATTGAATTTTGCGGTTTAACATATTGTTTTGGTGACTGCACATTCTAAGATTTTCAATACGATTATCTGATGGATTGCCATTTATATGGTCAATTTCCATATCTTCAGGAATATGGCCTAACCACCAATTCCAAACTGCTCTGTGATATTTTATGCGCTTATTACCGTAAGAAATATCCATACGGCCATCAGATTTAGTTCGCCCAACAGGTTTCCCGCTCCAACGGGTATCCCAATTTTTATTTATATTGCGGGGTTTCCATAAAAGAACACCATCAACATAGTTAAATGCTGTTTTTGCTTCATCTTTTGTAAGATTAGAAATGCTCATATTACGGTCCAAGTTGAAGATGCTGGAATAGTGATCGTGGCGGAGGAAGAAATAACAATGGGTCCGAAGGTTCCTGAGTTAGTATTAGCAGGAATTGAGTAAGATGTATTCACGGTTTGACCATTTTGCCAAAAAATCTGGTCAGTTCCGCCGCCAGTCGCGCCGCCACCAATGGATGACCAAGCAGACCCATTATAGCCTTCAAAAGCAGTTTTATCCGTATTAAAGCGGATCATGCCTGTCGCGCCCGTAGGCTCTTGGGCGGTCGTTCCGACTGGAAGGGTTATTGCCCCAGTACCGGGGAACGATACCAATCCCGTAGAACCACTAATTAACATAGAATCGGTTGTGCTATTATTGACATTCAACCGCAAGCTATTAGCGGAATATGTGCCAATAACCATGTCCGAACTATACGCATAAAGGTAACCGTTGTTTGGTTGGTTGAACGACCCAGCAACTTGGGCAGTAATTGTAGTGCCATTGCTGACCGTCTGCGCGGAACTTAAAGTATACGTTCCCGTCCCACCCTGTAGGTAAAAATTATACGTTCCGCTTGCGTTTGTCGTTAGGTTGACAGATGCCAACGACGCATTAACCAAGTTAATTTGAAGCGGGTTTGATGTTCCAAAACTTCCAACAAATGTCCCGGCTGGAATACCTGTCCCGGAAATTAGTTGCCCGATAACAATCCCAGTATTTGACGATACGGTAATAACCGAAGCGCCGCTTGTTCCAGTTGCGGTTGGCGATGCGGCTGGCGAACCAGTTGCGGTCAATTGGGTAGTGATTGTAGGCGAGCCAGTAATACCAGTGCCGGAAACAACCGCCCCATAAAGCAAATTGCCAGTTGATACAGCCGAAATTGTCAAAGTGGTGCTTGATACGCCGCCAGTTCCGCCAGTTCCACTGAACGAACCATAACCAGAACTATTAATGCCAGCGTTAACATAAGTTGAACCAGCATTATTATTATAAATTGCAAAATCGGTAGATGCGAAACCGCCGCCGCTTTGGTTTTGTACAGCTAAATATCCGTACCCGTTGATAGTAGTAGCGAAAGTTCCGAAAAGGCCAGTATCATAGTAATTTAGACTACCATAGGAGTACGCGCCCACATTTGCGGGGGTTGCAATTGTTGCTGTGCTTAGGTGGTTAGGCGAACTTAATGTTGTGCCATTAAACGTAAAGTTTGATGCACTTTGTAGGGCGCTTGTGCCGTTGCCGTATGGAATGTAATTGGCGGTCAGGGATGCGAAGCCCGTACCACCCGCTGTGACTGGCAATGTACCGGATGTTAATGCCGACGACGAAGTGGCGTATAATGCGCCGCCCGATGTAAATGACGTTAGCCCAGTACCGCCATTAGAAGTATTCAACGTGCCAGCAAGAGTAATTGCGCCCGTTGTTCCAGTGGAAGGTGTAAATCCTGTTGTACCCGCTGAGAATGACGTAACACCGCCCGTGGATGCTGCCCAAATTGGGACGCCGCCAGACAATGTAAGAACATAACCGTTTGTACCCGCCGCAAGACGTGACCATGTATTGGTAGCCGAACCATACAACAAGTCACCCGTAGCAACCGCAGTTTGGCCCGTGCCACCAACAGTGGCNCCAACTGAACCAGACGTAATTTGCGATCCCGCGATGGCAATAGACGTGTTAGAAGCCGCCGTTAACTGCCCCTGAGCGTTAACCGTAAAGGTTGGCACGGAAGAAGCAGAACCATAAGATGTTGCCGTAACAGCGGTATTTGTAATGCTGAATACGTTGCCTGATAATGTAAGCCCTGTACCGGCTTGGTAAGTTCCCGCACCAGAGAATTGCGCCCAAGTAACGGGAGTAGTTCCCAAAGTTCCGCCCGGATCAACCGTACAGACCCAACCAGTATCAGCCTGTGTTGTCCCCTCTTCAACAAAAACAAATGCTGAAACCAATTGGTTCCATGTATTTGCGTCAGAAGAACGGCTCCATGTGCCAGAAGAGGAGACATAAATTCCGTTTTGTGATTGCGTTGTCTGGTTTTTAACCAAAACTCTGCTGGAAGATGTTAAAATTCCATCAATTGTCTGTTCTCCAGACAATGTAATATTTGCTGTTGTCCCAACAAGAACTGGAGATTTTACATCCAATCCCTGAGCAACCGAATCCACATAGGATTTATTTGCAATATCCGTTGGATTGACTGGTGTGCTTGAAACCGTACCAGATGTCATAGAAACGCTGGTAGCGGATGCTGCACCCAATATTGGCGTAACAAGCGTTGGAGATGTTGCAAGAACAATGCTTCCAGAGCCAGTAACGGCCTGACCCAAGGCGGTTTGAACGCCAGTCCCAAAAGACGTAATTCCAGTGCCGCCATTAGCAATAGGTAGCGTACCAGTGACGCCAGTGGTTAACGGCAAGCCCGTTGCGTTTGTAAGGGTTACAGA